AATTGGCGCACCGCATAAAAAAATACTTGGAAAACAAGACGGTTTCTGGTAACAGAATAAGTATCTGAAAAATTAAATTGACATTCGGTTACTGACGGAACCAGCCCAACGGTCATCCTAAGGCCCGCAGCGGAGCATGAAAGCTCTACTGCGGGCCTTTTTTTTGGCCAAAAATCAGAGCAGGCGCATGGAAAAACTTGATCTCCTGAAATACACGCAATGGCTGGAAGAGATTTCTCAGCAGCCACCGTGGCGGTCCAAGGCCGACAAGGAGATGGATTATTATGCCGGGAACCAGCTCGATGCCGAGGTTCTTGAGCGGCAGCGGGCGGTTGGAATTCCCCCGGCCATCGAGCCGCTGATAGGGCCGACCATCGACGCAGTGCTGGGGATGGAAGTCAAGAACCGACTCGACTGGCGGGTGCTGGCCGAGGAAGGCGGCGACGAGATTGCCCTGGCCCTGAACCATGAGCTGAACCAGGCGGAGAAGAAGAGCAAGGCCGATGCGGCATGTTCCGAGGCGTATGCCACTCAGGTTTCCGTTGGTCTGGGCTGGGTTGAGGTTGGCCGGAACGCCGACCCGTTCAAATACCCGTACCGCTGCCGGGCAATTCATCGCAATGAAATTTGGTGGGACTGGTTGGCCAAAGAGCCCGACCTGTCAGACGCCAGGTATTTGATCCGCAGGAAGTGGATGGACCGCGAACAGGCCGCCCTGATGTTCGAGAGCCAGCGCGAGTTGATTATGAACGCCGCGATGGGCTGGAATGGGGTTGACATTGGTTCGTTCATCAACGATGGCGGCACGGCCACCGGGATGGGCATGTCGCTTGAAGAGGAGCGGGGCTGGTCCATTGAAGAGATGGAGTGGCGCGATCTGCAAACCAAGCGCGTATGCCTGTTCGAGGTCTGGTATCAGGTTTGGGAAAAGGCCCTGATTATCAAAATGGACGATGGGCGGGTGGTGGAGTTCGACAAAAAGAATCTGCTGCACATGAGCATGGTAGCCGAGAGTGGGGTAAAGCCGAGGTATGCGGTTGTCTCCCGGATGCGGTTGTCGTGGTGGGTCGGCCCGCACAAGCTGCATGACGGGCCGACGCCGTACAAGCACAACAAGTTCCCGTATGTTCCGTTCTGGGGCAAGCGTGAAGACCGCACCGGCAAGCCGTTTGGGTTGATTCGCGGCATGATGTACCTGCAAGACGAGGTGAACGCCAGGATTTCCAAGATGCAATGGGGGTTGGCGGCGACAAAGGTAATCCGCACCCAGGGCGCCGTGCTGATGAGCGACGCCGAGTTTAACGCCGAGGTTGGCCGCCCTGATGCCGACATTGTGCTGGATGCGGGGAAGATGCGGGAGGGCGGCGTGTTTCGGATCGAGAAAGATTTCCAACTCAACGCCCAGCAGTTCAGCCGGCTTGAAGACGCGCGGGAAGGAATAAAGCGGGCGGGTGGAATCTACAACGCCTTCATGGGCCAGGGCGGACAAGCGAAGTCAGGGGTTGCGATCAACTCACTCGTTGACCAGTCGAGCCAGACCCTTGCCGACATCAACGACAATTTCAGGGTTGGCCGGGCAGGAGTAGGTGAATTGCTGTTGTCCTTGATTATTGAGGACATCGGAGACCGTGCGAAAGAGGTAAAGGTTCCACCGGGAATATCCAAGGAAGAGCAGATAATCACCCTGAACGCACCGGGAGAAGATGGCGAGGGGTTGGACAATGACATCCAGCAGATTCATGCGCGGGTTGAGCTGTCAGATGTGCCGAGCAGCCCCACCTTCCGCAGCCAGCAGTTGCAGACGTTGGGCGGGGCGTTTGAGTCAATGCCCGCGAATTTCCAGGCCATTGCCCTGCCGCACCTGCTGAACCTCATGGACATCCCGAACAAGGATGAGATCATGGAGGCCGTGAAGCAGGCCAGCGCCCAGCCTACCCAGGAAGACATCCAGAAGATGATTGATGATGCGGTGAAGCAGAGCAAGGTTGAGACCATGGCCGCACAGAAAGACCGGGATCTCGATATCAAGGAGAGATCGGCGCAGGCAAAGGACGACCTGATTCTGAAACAGGCCATTGAGGCCGGGGTGAGGGCCGCATACTCTGCAATGCAGACCGGGGCGATCATCATGCAGAACCCGGCTGTAGCTCCAGTGGGGGATGATGTGCTGGCCATGGCCGCGGGTGGAGAGGTTGGGCCGGTGGGGCCCGCCGTTGCCCCGCAAGAACCAGGCCAGATGATGCCCGCCACCCAGGATGGAATGGCGCCCGGGCAAGAAATAATGTCACCGGCCATCGGCCAGGAACAAGGAATGGAAACCCCGGGCTTTGGGGATAACCTCGGAGGAATGGAAGGATGAAGTTTCCTATCAAGCAGAGCTACACGGTGGCGGCGGCGAACCTGACCGGGTTCAAGTCGAACGCTACCGGGGCATCTTTTGTGTTGACGGCCACAACTCCCGGTGACGGACTGGCCCATCAGGTTACGGTGAGAAACGATGCGGCCACCGACCATTCAGGGAAGACCATTGCTCTGGTCGGATTCGACGCGAACAACCGGGCTCAGACGGAAACACTGACCGGCCCGGCAGGATCGGCCACGGTAACGAGTACAAAGTTTTGGAGTGGGCTGACATCTCCGCTTGCCCCATCGGAAACCATCGGTGCCGATACCTTTGACATCGGTTGGGCGGCGGCTGCTGTCTCCCCTTGGGTTGACTTGGAGTGGTGGCGCAAGAGCTTCTCCGCATCGGTGGCCGTGGTGAAGGCGGGGACGATCAACTATGACGTTGAACATGCCTACGACAAAGACCTTGCCGGGGCGACCCCCTTCAAGCACGGGGACATCACCGGAAGCACGGCGAACGACTCAGGCACCTACCTGGCCCCGGTAACGGCGGTGCGGGTGAACGTCAACAGCCATACGGGCGGGAGCTTTGACTTCCACGTTTTGCAGGGCGAAAGAGATTAAAACAGGCCAAACATAACTTGAAGGAGAAGGAAGATGAACCTTGGACGCTTAAAAAGCCTTTCCGTTGTGTCGGACGACACGGCGGCCACCACGGAACCGACTTATCTGGTGTCGTTCGTTGACATCGGGACGAATGGGATGCTGCCGCTTGAGGCGGAAGGATCATTGACCGGCGCAACGGCTGTTGTCGTGGTAGCCGCTCCTGCCGGGGATGCCCTGATCCGCGAAGTGTCCGAGGTGGCTATCCACAATCCCGACACCGTGGCCCGCACCATCACCGTGAGCAAGCTGAGCGTCGCCACCGCCTATCCGATCATCACCCAGACGCTCCAGCCGGGGGAAACCCTTGGGTATGCAAATGGCAAGTGGGAAGTGGTCACTCGGGCCACCTCCAGCGCATTCCCGATTGCCGGGAGCGGTGGCGACACCATGAGCCGCGAGGAGAATGTGGCTGGTCTCTCCTCGGCTATTACCTTGGCCAACGAGATCCGTACCGACATGATTGCCCATTTTGCGAATGCAACCCGGCACACCACCGGCCAGCAGAGTTCGGCGGCACTTCCGGCAGCGGCAACCACCTTGGCCACGCTCCTGGCTTTGGCCGGATCGGAGTTGACCTTGTACGCCGCGCACAACACGGATGCGGTTCTGGCTGCGGCATGGGAATACCATACAGCCCAGGCCGCCAATAAGGCCCTAACGAGCGCGGTAACGCCCGTCACCTTGCAGGAGGCCGTGACGCGGCTTAATGACCTCAAGGCCAAGTACAACGACCATGAGGACGAGACCACCGGCCATGCCGATGTGGGCACGGTCGCCGCCGATCAGACCGCCGCCGCCGATTCGGCCTATGGCACCACCAACCGGGTGCCTGTTGTTGGGGCACTGGTGGGCGATACGGTGTCTTGGGCGATCCTCAACGATGGCACCGGCAATGTGACCGGGGTTTCGGCAACTGCCGGGGCAGCGTTCGTTGACTTTGCCTTCAGTGCCGACCCGCAGAATGACGCGATCATCAGCTACATGGTGATGCGACCTAGTGTGTAACAGGGGAATTTCCCCTTTTTGAATACCCTCCTACTCGCGGCACGGCGACAAGTGCAAGGAGATTAGCATGGCAGAGGAAACGGTTGTAAGGGATGTGGATCACTTCATGGAGCACCCGGACGAGTTCGACGCATTGAGCGCGGCAGACCAGGCGCATGTCTTTTCGGGGGGAACCCTCCAGGGCGAAATCAAAAGTGAGGCGTCGCCCGACCTCACCGAGACAAAAGACGTTGAGCCGGTAAAGGACGAGCCGAAGGTAGACGAACCCCCTGTTGTTCTGGCCAAAGACGGGAAGAACACCATCCCGTTTTCCGAGCTTGAGGCAGCAAGGGACAAGGCTACACGGCTTGAACAGGCAAACAACGAGCAAGCCGCGTTGATTGCCGACCTGCAAGCGGCACAAGCGAAGGACAAGGAAACGGGTGGCACAGCAGCGCAAGACGCGGTAATGGCCGAATATGCCGGGGAGTATCCCGAGCTGATGGAGGACATGAAACCGTATCTTGCGCAGTTCATCGCCGGGGAAGCGAAGAAACAGGTGGATGCGTTCAAGGCGGAAATCGCCAAGGATCTCCAGCCGATGAAGGAAAATGCGGAAGAGCTGGCCAACCAGGCGCATTTCAACGCGATTTCCGAGAAACACCCCGACAGTGAAGAGATTGCGGCGAGTCCTGAATTTGCTGCATGGATCAATTCCAAGCCGGCCTTTGTCCGTGGGCAGTACAACTTGACGGCCTCGAAAGGGTCCGCCGAGGAGGTGGTGGAGTTGCTTGACGAATACCGCAAGGAAAACCCGAAGGCAGACGGCAAGGTTGACCTTACGAAGAAGGTTGACGCTGTTCTGGCGGGCATCGAAAAGACCCCGCCTTCCAGCCTTTCGGATGTTCCCGGCGCGTCGGCAGCGCACCACGATGAAGCGGAGGCCATACGGGAAATGAGTTCCATGGCCGTAACCGCGAAATTTATGAGCATGAGCCCTGACAAGATCAATGAGACTATGGACAGGCTGATTTAAAACGTAGCACCACAACCAAATAACCCGGTCACTTAGGGGTCCGTTCACGGATACCCCGAAGCCCACCAACAGGCAATCATGCTTGGCGGTGGGCTTTTTTTTGGCCAAAAATCAGGAGAACGAATATGGGCGAGACCAATATCCCCTACGGCTCCGACCAGGCTGTAAAAATCCAGTCTGCCGGACTTTTCGCTGCTTCCATGCAGCGCCTTACCACCATCAACCGCCTGACCGGCCCGATGTCCACCCAGGCGAACGCCGAAGCAAAAATGCGCTTCCAGTCCAGTAACGAGATGCCCATTGTCCGTTGCATGGACCTGACCAAAAAGGCAGGCGACGAAGTGACCTTTGACCTGTTGAACCCGGTCAACGGCAAGCCGATCATGGGCAGCAAGTACGCCGAAGGGTTGGGCGACACCATGGACTTCTCGCAGGATTCCCTGCGGATCAACCAGACCCGTAAGCCCATCTCTGCAGGCGGCAAGATGACCCAGCAGCGCACCCCGCACCAGTTGCGGAGCCTGGCGCGGTCTTCCGGCCAGAACTACATGAGCCGCCTCAGTGACCAGCTCGGCCTGGTTCACATGGCCGGTTCCCGTGGCTTTGCAAATGACATTGAGTGGGCTTTGCCCCTGGCCTCCGATGCTGATTTTGCCGAAATCTGCGTCAACCCGATTAAGGCCCCCACCAAAAACCGGCATTTCATCTCCACCGGCACCGGGATAGAGGGGGTCAAGGCAGGCTCCAACGACATCACCATTGCCACCACCGACGTAATGAACATCGACGTTGTGGATGGCATCCGGACCATGCTGGACTCCATGCCTTTGCCTCCGCCTCCGGTGCGTTTTAAGGACGACCAGATGGCCCAGGACGCGCCGATGCGGGTTTTGCTCGTTTCCAGTGAGCAGTACACCAGCCTTGTGCAGTCTACCAACTTCCGCACCTTCCAGGCAAACGCCATGGCGCGGGCGCAGATGGCCAAGAACAACCCTCTGTTCATGGGCGAGGCTGGTTTGTGGAACGGCATTCTGATCGTGAAGACGCCGAAGCCCATCCGGTTCTTCGCCGATGATCCGATTGCCTGGTGTGCCTCGGCAACCACCGAGACCGAGACCACCACCGATCTGGTGCCGTCTTCCTTCTCCACCACCCATGCCGTTGACCGGGCTATCCTGCTCGGCGGCCAGGCATTGGCGGAAGCGTTCGGCCAGAACACCAAGACCGGCAACCCGTATTTCTGGTCGGAAAAGGAACTGGATCACGGCGACAAGCTGGAGGTGCTGATCGGCATGATCCACGGGATGAGCAAGATCCGTTTTCTCATCAACCATGGCGCCCAGAAGGAATACACCGACTTTGGCTGTATGGCCATCGACACGGCTGTCCGTCTGGCCGGCGTGTAACCAATAACCAAGGCGACGCCCTCCGGGGCGTCTTCCCATAATCTCTGAGGAGACTACGAAGATGACTGAGTACAAGAAAGACTACGTTGATACCGAGCGGCAGTACAGCGGCCCGAGCGGCAACGCTTCCCGCCTGATGTTCAAGATGACCACCACCTCCGGGGGGGTTGTAGAAGACAGCAACGCCACCGCCGCGCTGGGCTCCGGCGATACCGTTATTCTCGGGGTGCTGCCCGCGGGCATGACGTTGACCGGCGCCAAGGGTATTGTCTCCGACGCCTTTGTTGGCTCATCCACCGCCGCCATCGGCTTTGCTTATGTGGATGGCGTGGATGTCACGGCTACCCCCGAGGATGCGGATTACTTCTGGGCTGCGCTGGTGCTGAACGCCCAGGGCCGCACCGTGGAAAACAACCTGGCTGTTGCCCCCGTCACCCTGCCGAAAGATGCGTATCTGGTGCTTACCCACAGCGCCCACACGCAGAACGAAGCTGGGCGGTTGGATGTGGTTGTCGAGGGCATCCTGACCGGAACCCCCTGATAGGTAACCCTTAAATCGGATAAATCGGAATCCCCCTCGGCATAAAGGCGGGGGGGATTCTTAGGAGAAAATCATGTTCGTAAAATATGTCGGGGTTCGCCCCACTTACAAAGACGGCCTTTACGGCACCGGGGCCTGGGCCAAGGATCAGGTCAAGGATGTTCCCGCCGAGGTTGCCGAGAAAATGTTTCGGCATGGCGATGTGTATGTGCCAGCCGGTGCGGTCTCTGGTTGCGTTGAGGAGGCTGTCTGCGGAGACGTCCCGCCCGAAGCCTTTGCCGAGATTATTGGCCGGATCAAGGTTCGCTTTCTTGACTCCGTACTGGCTGGAGGCGAACTGGCTCTTGAGATTGTGGAAGGGCTCGGGGTGATCCTGGACGAGGCTATTGCCGCAGAGACCACGGCGGACGACATCGAAAAAGTTGCCCCCGAGGAGAAAAAACTTGGGGACAACGAGGAAGATTTGCAGGACGCCCGCGATCTGGTGGCAACCATGGGAAAGGAAGGGCTGGATAACTTCGCAGCGACCCACTTCAAGGTGAAGCTCCACCACAACATGAACGTCGAGAATGCCCGGGCGAAAGTAATCACGCTCATTGACCAGTTTGGGATGAGCTGATGAAGGCGTCCGACCTGCTTGCAAGGGTTCTTCCCCGGTTGGCCAAGTTGCCGGACGGTTCGGGCGTGTCGTTCATCGACGCCCTGAATATCGCCGTTGACGTGTTCTTCGAGAGGATGCACCGAAAGCGGTCGGAGATCGTCAAGGTCATGTTCGATGATTTTGACGTGGCCGAGGAGGTGGTTGACCTGCCGGCAACTTTCCGAGGGCTGGTGTCGGCCCGGCTGTCGCTGGTGTCCGGCAGTACCACATTGAAAATCAGTGAGCTTCCCGCAGATGTAGATCCCCCGACAACCGGAGACCCTGCATATTTCTCCCTGCTTGGCGCCAAGCAAATGCAGTTTTACCCCGCGCCGACCTCGGCCTACACGCTGGAGGGTGGATATTACGCGCACCCTGGAACGCTCACCATGAGCAGCACCATCCCGTGGGGTGGGTTGTTCGACCGGGCGCTGGCCGATGCGGTGGTGATCGCGGCGGTGACGGGAAGCCTTGACGATTCGCAGGCGGAAAAAATGATCGATGGGGTTCTGGCCGCAAGGACAGTCTCCCCGCGACGCAACAAGTTATGGTGATATGACCATGGGAACAATCACCGCGCAGGCCATTGTTGATAAGGCCCAGATTGTACTGCAAGACCTGACCGCCGTTCGGTGGACAGAGGCGGAGCTGTTGGGCTGGCTGAACAGCGGGCAAAAAGAACTTGCCACGATAAAGCCCGCCGCCTCGGTGAAAAATGCCGCCGTGCAGATGGTG